TTTTCTCTCTTCCCTTGCCAAATCCTTCTCCAGACACTTGACCATATCTTCAGGCCAGTAGTCGGTATTGTTTGGTAGATTATAGAACAGATGTTCATCACAAGTCATGATTGCAGGTAAGAAGTATGTCGTCAATGCACGAGCATGATGAATATTGTTAGTGTGAAGTGCAAGTGTATCTCTGATACCAAGTGCATCTGCGTTTCTGTATCCAAGACCCATTGCCTGTCTGTGAGTCAAGTATGAAAACTTGTAATCATCTCCCGAATAACCAGAGGTGTGTGTGACATGTAATATATCGTCTAGATGAACAAAGGGTGAGTATAAACACTCTTTATCATAGTTTGCAATGTCAATCTCTTCTTGAAAGAATATCTTACCTCTGTTTCTTTCCATCATCTTCTCAGTGAAATCAAAAATCTCACTATTACCATAGAAGGTCTTTGCCATGATATTCGTAAAGATTGCATCAAACTTAACTTTCGCAAGTGTAGTGCAATCAAGGAGTGGATTATTGTAAGGATAGTTTCCACACCATGTTTGAATACCAAGTTCCGCACATGCAAAGAACAAGGCATAATGGTCAGTATCTCCAAAGATAAATGAATTGAGAACAAGGTCTCCTTTTCTTAGTCTACCTTCGTTTACAAGAAAAGACTTCCACTTGTCAATGCGTTCACAGAACTCTCTTCGATTCATATCAGGAACGTGGTCAAACTGATTAGTTCGACAAATAAAATTTGGTCTTAGTATCTCTCTGTTTAGTATCATCTATCCCACCTATAAAATATGTGTTCTCCAATCGTTCCTACAAGATGCATACCATCATCAACAGCCCAGTATGGTTTGACATAGTGTGCATGGTAATGTGTTGCACCCTCAGTCAATCCTCGATGTGTATCATTCGCAAGTAAATTCTCAGCAACCTTCTTAGACTTCTCCCAAGGCGTTCCTACTCTTGGTTCATCTGAAAGTCCATCACAATACCAAGAGAACTGACATTTATGTTTCTTTGGTATTCCACTTTCCCATACTTGACTCTGAAAGATAACTGCACACACATCATTAGGATAACGAGTGTCATTCACTCGATTCAAAACCACATCTGCGGTTGCAACCATTCCTGCAAGATTATCATTTCTGGCCTCATGGTAGATATTCAACGAAAGACAACGAAGTTCCTTGGGGTCAACTTTCTTTTGATAAAGTTCGACAGGAGACAAATCTTTTGATTTAATATCTTGATTTAACTCTTCACAGGAAACTACAAACAAACATAATATAATTAATGATAATCTCAATTTTCAATCTCTTCTATCAAATCTGATATTCCCATAAAGGCTTGTTCTGGTAACACACTCTTGTATGAGAACTTATATGCAAGAGTCAGTCGAGGACATTCTGTCCATGCGGCGTGCCAACAGTGATGTTGAGGTTCGTCTACACGACCAAATCGATACCACCTTGCTTGCCAACCTTTTTTATCTTCATGAGTTACAAAGTCATTTTTCTCTTTATCAAAATAACGAAAGTATCCATCTCCACTTTCACTCCAAGTAAAAATAATTTGATATCCAAACGCATTCCAGTTGGTGTGCCATTCAATGTAACCTTGAGGTGGATAGTATGATGTCAGAGAATTACTATTTGCGTTGAACTGTTGAACCAGATTATATTTGGTATGGTCATTCAGTGGAGAGAATATTTCGGGATGAGACATCACACCATCAAAGACTTGAAAGGCATATCCTCGTTCTGGAAATCCTGTGTGATGTTCAGCCTGTTCCAATGCCTCATAATAGGTCTCTGGTTCGGTATACTTCTTACCCTGTCCAATCGGAACATTCCCAAGATTCTTAGCAAGTTGTCCCATCAGGTCTTTGTGTTCGATGAACATATCTGAAGTCTCTTCAAGAGTTCGAAGAAAGTCTTTATTACGGATTGTAATCTCAGTCATCTTCTAATGCTTTTACAATGTCTGGAAAGTGAACGCCAATGATTTCCCAACACTTGTCAGCAACCTCACTGTGTTCCTTCTGTGTGCCATTCCCTCTACGCAAGTCACAATAGTGAATCCAAGAACGAAGTGAACCCGCCATGTAGATTGTTGATTGTGTCAAACCTTCGGGTAATAATGCCCGTGCTTGTTCCTTTGCAATACCTTTTGCAAGTGCATCTTTATAAGACATCTCAGCATGTGCTTGGACTTTCTTCTGTTCCATCGACCACCACTCATTCAAGTCATGGTCATCGGTCTCTACAGAGTTCTGACGATTCTTCTCGTCTTGTAGTCGTGCTTTGCGTGACTCAAATCCTGGCGCAACAGCATATCGTTGCGAGAACTCTTGATACGAGAACGAGCGGTGACGCAAAATCTGACGTGCAATGTCACGAGTCGTTTTGATTTCAAGAGTCATATGCACCATCTCAAATGGTGACCAATGTGCTTCACGAATCAGATAACGCAACAGACGTGGTGCTGTTTCGGTGTTGCTCTGATTAGCAGGATTACTTACTCGTGCGGTATAGGCAATAAGTTGCTCTGCTGTTGTGCATTCTGTAATAGCAGAAGGCTTACTCACTGCAATAAGATTTACTTCACTCATTTTTTCTTAACCATCTATCTTAAAATCTTTAAATCTATCAGCGGTTTTAGTCTGGTCAAAGACAGGAATTACATTATCCGCTTTCACTCCATCATCACTGTCATTGTCATCAGAGAGACGCATCTTAGACCTGTCAATCTTGAGAGTGAACCGATTGTATCGTGTCGGGTCATTATATCGATTCTTCAACTGTTTGACCAGTATCTTTCCAACATTATTTAGTTCATCGTTTGAGATGAGTGCGAACATGAGGTCGGCGGTAGCGGGTAGTCCAAAAGACTCGGACGTATCTTCCAACCCAACATCGTCATTAGAATAACCAGAACGAGTCGTCTGCGTTGCAGATACAATCGGAACGTTGAACTCGACTGCGAGGCCTCTAATTTCCTCTGCAATGCTTTTAATGTATGAATATGAGTTGATAGCACCGCCCATTCCTTTCATTCGTGATGACGCACATATATTTAGGTAGTCAATGAAAATCATTTCAGGAACAAAGTTCTTCTTGAGTTTGAGTTCATTCAACAATGCACGAAAGTGACCTGTGTGTGCTTGACCTGTTGGATACTCTTTGATAATCAGTTTACCCTCAGTCTTTGCTTTCAGTGTAGTCACTTTGTCTGTGAACATATCTTTAGATAGATTCTCAATCTGGTCAATTGGAATATTCAACAGATTGGCATCCATGCGTTCTGCGATACGTTCCTCTGCCATCTCCATTGTGATATAGAGAACATTACGACCTTGTGAAAGTGCGGATGCACCCATATGACACATGAACAAAGACTTACCCACTCCTGTTCCTGCGAGTGCGATGTTCAGTGTCTTGTTAGGCAGACCACCTTTGGTAATCATATTGAAATGTTCTAGGTCAAATGGAACTCTTTCTTCCTGTTGATGATAGAAGTCAAAACGTTCATTCACATTCTCAAGATAGTCGTGGCCAATATTTGCATCAAATGAAACACCTAGTGCTTTACTCAAGACATCAGGTATTGCATTCTTTTGTAGTGTTGCATGTTTACCATCGATGATAGAGATACTCTCCATCACTGCGTTGAACACTGCTCGGTCTTGACACCACTTCTCGGTGCGTTCAATCAACCAGTCAAGGTTCTCAGATTCAGGTGTGAAGACATTAGGAAGAAGTTCAATTGCTTGACGATAGTTCTCTTCACCAAGAGAATTGTTTTCATCTATCTCAATCTTGAATGACTCCAGAGTAGGGAGTTTATTGAACTTAGCAACGAACTTTGTAACCTCTTTGAACATACCACGATAGACACCCTCAAAGTAATCAGGAGATATGAAAGGAAGAACCCTTCGCATATACTCTTCATTAGTAAGAAGGTTTCTAAGTATCGTCTGTTCTAGATTGATATTCATTGTATAGTTCCTTTGCTTCCTCATGCATTTCTGGTGTTGCCAACATCTCTCCTGTCTGATTGTCTTTTCCGACAAGAGTTCCTTCACTCACCGCTCTTTCAAGTATAGAAGTAAGTATTTTACCACAATACTCTTGAAATGTCAAGTTCTCATCAATACCCTCAAGGTCAGGGTCAGGAGTTGAAACTACATCACACGAAAATGACAGGTATCCATCGGGGTCATCTGCATTCTCACCTTGAAAGGTGATGTTACCAAATCGAATTACAGTCTCAGGATATTCTTCAAGTAGACGAACATCCCAACCATCAGGACTATCGGCCTGTGGTATCACCTCATAGTGAACATCTTCACTCAGTGTGTTTACAATATCATTCATTCTCATTCACCGCAATCTCATCCATGTCTACTTTTTGTGCAAGACCGATTGAGTATTGGGACTTGATGAAATCAGCAAAGTCAGTGTTCTCAAAGACAGGAGTCCAGAAATCTTTGGTGAGTGTCTCTGCTTGACGAACTTTCTTTTCTTCTCCTGCAATACTATACCAACCATTACTAGGTTTGACAACATACCCACCAGCCACAGCAACATCAAGAAGACCACTAAACTGTTGGACACCACCTTCCCAAGAAACAGAGATAGGTATCTTACTTTTCTCTTTTACATAACGAGACTTTTCGATATTGATTACAAAGTGATAACCCTTGATTTCTGTTCCTTGTTTATCTTGTTGACGACCAATAATCCAGATGTTATCAGACGAGTAGTAGATACCAGTTCCACCACCCACGATGTCTTTTGGAAAGAGACCAATCTCTTTGTATGTGTGATTAACGGCAAGCATCGGAATGTTCTTCATAGTCAAATAAGGTGTGACCATGCGGAATAAACCTTTGAGTGCTTTTGCACGAGACATATCTGCAACCGACTTTTCATTCATCGCATCTTCTAGTTCTTTCTTAGATGCGAGATTACCAATCGAATCAATAACGATAATCACATTATCGGTTCGGTCAATGTTCTCAAGTTGTGAAATTATATCAAACTTGAGTTCCTCGACATTGGCAATCGGGGTATGCAGAACTCGGCTGGTGTCAATCCCGAACTGCTCAAAGTAAGATTGGGGTGAACCAAACTCACTATCATAAAAGAGCAGAACTGCATCTTCTTTTGCTTTCAGATATGCACCTGCCATGAGCAGAGCAAACGAAGTCTTGAAGTGCTTACTGGGGCCTGCAAGGACTGTAAGTCCTGGCGTGACACCACCGTTAATTGACCCCGACAATGCAACGTTCACCATTGGAACATCTGTCGAGACCATATCCTTTTCTGTAAAGAATTTACTTTTTTCTAGAACTTCAGTCGTCTTGATTTTCGAGTTCTTTTTCAGTTTGTCCATTATCGACATTCGAGTCTCCTATTTTGCGATACTTGTCGTTTAGTATAACACATTCATTCAACAAAGTCAAGTCTTTATCGAACTGTGAAAACGCTCGAATGTTTCTTGTTATATCTTGATTTGCAATTCCATCTTTTCCATCATAGTCTGGAACAGTCATATATTCTTTACCGACACGAGGGTCATTCATTATATGATTGATGACAGTTGATGAGTTACATTGAAATCTTTTTGCAGAGTCAACCACCTGATTGAACCAGAGTTTTTTGAGTGCAATAAAAGAGTCTGTTGCAAGTCTTGCATACAAAACCTCTGGCCCAGTTGCAAACTTAAACTGTTGAGCATGAATATTTGTAAATGCCTCATAGATGTTTGCAACTGCGGCGGTTGCTTCTCGAAGTCCACCAACCAACTGATATTCTGCTTCAACAAAATCTCTCTTAGGATTATCGTGGATATTAAGGTCTGGATTAAATGTCAGTCTTTTTAAGTCATCGTCAAAGACAGAATCAAAAAGTCGGGAGGCAATATCAGGTGTGATTATTGATTTAACAATAACACCACCCTTGGTATGTTCTAATATTTTTAGATTCT